AATAACACCAAGTGCCCTTGCTGACTTCATGACAGACAATCTCATGCCGGTTCCGGCAGACTTACTTGAACTGTGCAAATCGGAGTAGGTCTAGCCGAGTGCAAAGAGTGCGGGGTTCACGGGACTCGTTCGGAACTGAGGATCACTCAGGGCAAGGACAACACCGGCAAGGAATACGAGTGCTGCACTGTCTGCCGGGATAGGAAGATCGAGGCTGGCTTGATCGACGAATAATGTTTAGCCGGGGGGATGATGGGTAGGCGGGAAGGCTTGAACTATTTTCAGATTCCCACTTGACAGTACAAAAAGGCTAGGCTATATTACTAGCAGACAGGAACGGAACACCTAGCGGAGAATCAGAGATGAAGACTGTGGGAGAGCATCGTGCGTGGGATGAGGCCTACTGGGCTTACTGTGTGGACGACAACGGCAAGGCTGTCATCGTCGGTTGCAAGACGAGGCAGGATGCGGAGTGGGAGAAGGACAGGATGAAGATGGGGAACAACTTCCGCCGTGTCGGGTTCACCACTCAGAAGATCGAGGAACTGACGATGCGGAAGAAGTGCAAGACGGAAGGCTGGAAGGTGATTCTTATCCGCTATCAGGACTGATGAGGTTGAGCCGGGGGGAAGGGTGGGGAGGCGGGAAGGCTTCCTTGCCCTTCCTGCCTACCGTACTAGCACTTATGTACTAGTTAGATTACGAACCTTCCGACGTGCTGAGAGCCGCGTAACGGGGATCGTAGACGAAAGGCACGCCGAACTCAGCAGCCTTCACAGACAGGACGATGTCCTGCTTGAACTCATCCGGGTTCATCGGGGGAGCCTGCTCAACCCTCAACGGGAAGACCTCACGGTAGCGGAAAGCCTTGCCGAAGTCTGCGAAGATGACATACTGCTTGATCTGGCTGGACGTGAGGCTCGTCTCATCGTCGAGCAAGGCCTGAGCGATGGGAGACGAGAGGAGCGGGTAGCTCGTATCCAGCGGGTTAGCCGTCACGTTGTGAACGCCGCTCGTAGCGTCCCGAACCTCAGTGGCATTCAGGATACGCTTCAGATCGTACCGCTTCTCCGGGTTGCAGAGGATCGCCTTGGGGCGAGCCATGATCCGGCGACCCGTGATGGGATCGACCATCACATAGAACAACTGCTCAACGGTGTTGATCTGGGTGTAATCGGTGATCGTGTTAGAGTACACGCGATTCACATACAGACCAGTGGCGTTAGCACTGCTCAGGTAGGTATTCATCGTGACATCATTGAACTTGTACGGGTTCGTGATGCCGAGAACCACCCGCAAGATACGCTGCTCACGGAGGTAGCCGAGAGCCTTGCCGACGCTCGCTGCACTGTCCTGAGCCTGACCAGTGAGATCCGAGAACAGCATCTCCATCGTCACCGCGACGATCTGACCGTACTTCTCGGGAGCGGGAGCGGTGACCCAACTCTCAGCAAACTTCGTGTACGGGTACGGCTCCTGCTGCGAAAGCTTCTCGCCCTTGTCGAAAACGTCGCTCAGGTAGGGAACCTTATGCTCCTTGAGGTTCCCGCCAGGATTCGGCATCACCTCAACCAACTGGTCACCGATGAACTCGGGAGCTTTGTACTTCTCCTTGACGAGCGTGACGAGCAACTGGCCAGTGATGTTAGAGAAGGCGGATGCGTCCTGACCCGCAACGTCTTCCAGAAGGTGAACCCGACCCTGAGCCAGGGCCTTCAGGCGGGTTTCGGCGGTGTAGTAGTCCTCACCGAGGAAGTGCCGAGTGAGATCCGGGAGGCGGATCGCCTTGGGATCGAGTTTCTTCGTGACGATGCTCTCGCACAGAAGGCGAACCGTCTCATCGGCTCCGATCTGCCGATACTGCTTAAACAATGCATGACCTAACGACATGTTTGATGTGTCTCTTTTGATCTGGTGTAGGGAGGGGGAGGGGTGAGCCGGGGGGAAATGAAACCGGCTCACCGAGAGGCGGGATTGGATTACGCGAACCGCGAAGCGGGGAACGTCTTCGACAGCAACTTGACCTTGACTTTGGTGATGCTGGCTCCAGCCTCAGCGACTCGACCGATGGCGTAGGCCTCCGAGGCGACAGCCGCGACCTTCTGGCTCTCAAGGAGGTTACCGCTCTGCTTGGCAGGACCGACCAGATCACCCACCGCGAAGGTGGCGGATGCACAGTCGAACTCATGGATGCCGTCAGCAGCCACGACGATGATGTTGTCCTCGCTGTTACCGTCTACGCGAGCCACAGCCGCCGTCTTACGCTGGAGCGAGGCACCGAGGAACAGGAGGGCGAATGCCGTCTGAGTCGTCGCGAGGTTAGTATCCCACGCGGTATCCTCAGCACGCACGACGTTGCCGCTCGACAGACCGACGATGTCACCGACAGCGACAGCCTGAGCCGTCAGGACAGGGGCGGTGACCACGCGAGTGTCACCACGAACATACCGACTAGCCATGTATTATTTGCCCTTATGTAGATTGGAAACGAAATCATCGACGCTAATAGGCTTTCCGCTCTTGGGGTTAGCCGGGGGGAGGCTGATAGGCTTCTTGTCCTCAAGCAGTTTGAACTTCTGCTCAAGCTTGATGACCATCTCAGTCATCTTGTCATCGAACTTCTTGAAGAGTGCCTCTTCCTTCTTCTTGAAGTTGTCGTCACTCTCCTCTTCATCTTGAGGCTTCTTGGCGTCCTTATCCGCCTCCTCATCGACAGGCTTCTCGGCATCGACCGGCTTTTCCTCATCGACGGGAGCGTCCTTGTCCATCTCCTCATCTGCCGGGATCTCATCATCCATGAGGTTCAGGAGCGTCAAGACATTGGCCTTTTTCGCCTTGTCGTCCAGTTCCTTATCCATCATGATTGCCTGGATCACCTCACCGACCTTAGCGGCGTAGCCGTCATCAGTCGGCATCATTGCATTAGGGTTCATGCTCTCTAGGATACTCTTAGTGGTGGCGGGTTCGGAAACGATATCGACAGACTCGACATCGGTAATCTCATACACAATGTCTTTATTGGTAGTGGTATCTCGCCTCATGAGGCCTTCGACGGAATGGCTAAGGCCTAGTGCCTCAGTATCCGTTTCGAGCCATCCGAGGAAGATTTGACAGAAGGGATGACGGGGGTTGAACTTCAGGTCGGATCGGATGCCGCCAGTCTCATCGATGCGAGCGTTGATGATCCTGGCAAACTTCTCAGCGATGCCGCGAGGCTGTTCGGTTGAGCCGGGGGGAAGGGAGGCGGAAAGCAAGCGGTGATCGATATAAACCCACTTGCCTTCGTACTTCGGTAGTGCCTTCTTTACAGCCTCCCGAAGGTAGCTCCGACCGTTCCTAGATTCCAACCCAAGAACCTTCACGCCCTCAACGATATTCCCATTGACCTTCGCCAAGGTGAGGGACACCGTTTCATTAATCTTCATCGTCTGTAGTGTCCTCATCTTCTAGGCTGGAAGCCTCATTATGCAGTTCCAGGGATGCGTCAGCGAAGGCGGAAGCCAATTCGTCGAGAGTCTCGCCTAGTGCCGTGTTGGTGTCGTCTGCCTTCTCCCATGCGGATTCCGCCTTCTCGACTGCGGCATCGTACTTGTCCACCGCACGTTCATGAGCGGCTTCAGCCTTGGCGTCTTCACGATCCGCCTTATCATCCGACTTCAGCCACTTCTCATGTGCGAGATCGTATTCCTTTTCCGCCTTGGCCTGTTCCGCCTCCTGATGTTCAGCCTTTTTGTCGTAGTCGGCATCCATAGCCTTGTATTCGTCTGATTCTTCAGAAAGAGTTGACATCCAGTCTTTCATCAACTTCATTTCTTGCGTCTCGTCTGGGATCTCGACCTTAACGGGTTCAGGCTGTCTCTCGACCAGTGCCGGGGATTCGGGAGGCTTGATCGATGCGGCGTAGGCTGCGGCATCCTTAGCCTTGGCGATCCGATCCCGGTAGGCGGATGTGAGTTTCTTCACCCGCTCCGCATGCTTGGCGAGTTTCTTTCCCGCCTTGGGAGCCAGAGCGGCAAGTTCCTCTGCCTGCTTGGCGATGCCCTCTGCCTTTGATGTGTGATCCTCCAGGGCGTCCCAATCGCCTTCGGAGGGCGTCAGGCCTGACCAGTCGGATGCAGCCGTATTGAGGGAATCAGCCGCATCTGAGGCCTTGGTGAGTTTCTCCTTACGTTCGGTCGAGCCGGGGGGATTATCAGGTGAGGGAGGGGAGGCGGTTCCGCCTCCGCTTCCAAACTTGCCGTCATCCGCTCGGGGTTGATCCGGATTGAAACTCTCCGTTCGGAGGGCGGGAGCGTTAGGGTCAGTCGAGCCGGGGGGAATGGGAGGCGGGATCGCAGGCGGTTCAGGCTTCTTACCTAACCCCATTTCCTCCTCTTTCTTCCTGTTCTTCGCCTCCACCTCGATATCAAGATCCTGTTGAAGTGCGATAGTGGTAAGGCTCTTGACTCCCATCTCGTAATAGATCTTGTCAACCTGAGCCTCTTTCGCCACGTCACGAACCGTGAGGGTAGGCGAAACCACCTGAACGTCAATCAGCCTCTCGATTCCCTTCGGCAGCAATCCACAATCCGCACAGTGCGACAACTGACGCCAGATGAGAGCCTTCGTGTTCGTGCCGAACCTGTTGCCTCCCAGATGCTTCCCGACGTGAGATTGCAGCCTCTCCATCGACTTGACGAACGGGGATTCAGCCACCAGAGTAGACGAATACGAACCATTTGATGCATCAGCGGTTAGCATGTACTCAGGCATCGAATAGCGAGCCGCGATGATGCGTAGAACCATCTGCATAACGGCGACATGGTCACTGGCTGCGAGGTTAGCCGAAGGCATCTCGATTTCAGAGGTTGATGGGATACGGAGGATGCTCCCGTATCGGTACCTCTCGATATTGAGGTTGTCTCCGGTAGCCGGATCAGTGGCGTTGTAGCTTGCTTGATTGTTGGCTAACTGCTGTGCCAGGGTTGCCGTCGTCCCACTGAGTTTCTGAATCCATGCAATCTTGGCTCGGCTTTTAGCGAGGAAGACAGTCGATGTGAGGAGATCCTCAGCAGCTCGTAGGGTAGGCTCGATTGAGAAGAAGGACGACAAGCCACGCTTGGAGTTCAGTGGGGTTTCAGGATGCTTGACGTGAAGAATGTCAGAGGCTTCGGTGAATTCCGGCTTGGCTCCCTCATCAGGCATGCCATTAATGATCCAGTAGCCTTTGACATCCTCAACATCATACTTGTCGGTTTCGACGCCGAAAGAGGAGCCTCCGAGATCACCGGCAGGCGAGAAGCAGTGTTCTGGCTCAACGAACCTAACATGGAGACAGCCTCCTGCACGGGGGAAGACACGCAGCAGTGCCTCACCGTCAATGTCCATTCGTGCCACCAATTCCGCCTCCCGCTGTGCCAGATTGTTCGTCTCAATGAACATATCGACATAGTGTTGAGCGGCGGTGATCAACTCATCGGGGATGCTATCATGCTTCTTTTGAACCTGATACTTGAGGCCACATCCCACAGAATAGTTGACACGTTGATTGACAGCATTGATGGCGATTTCGTTATTGATCACCGTGAGGCGGATTCGCCTCCGCATCCAGGCAAGTTGAGGCTCGGTGAGGAAGGCGGGAAGGTACTCGCCCCGCTTCAGCCGGTTCAGGAACGCCTGTCCCGAGTTGGGGATAGGCGGGATGAAGGGGGGAGTGTCACCGATGCCAAGGTCGCGGGGATCGGTGTATCCCCAATTGGAGGCATCCAGGGAGATAGCCTCAGTCAGCTTGTTCAGCATAACAATCTGATGTTCAAGCAGCTTAGAGGCGGTATCACTCATTGGAGCCTATTCAAGATATGAGGAATGAGGGGATGGCGGGGGGAGGTGTCGGAGGGGAGATGATGGAAGGTCAAGCCGGGGGGAGATACGGGAGGCGGAAATGAGACAGCCGTATCGGCATTCCCGCCTAACCTACTGATCACATCCGAGAGGCCTGAATCCCTAACGTCACACTGATCAGGGTCTCCGCAGATGATCAACTTTCCACGCTGTCCAATGCGAGTCAGGAACAACTTCAACTGAGCGAAGTTACAATTCTGAGCCTCATCTAACAGAGCGATAGCCTTGGTAAACGTCCTGCCTCGCATGAAGGCGAGAGGGCAAATCTCCACATGCTCTTTGAAAAAGACATCAGGCTTGATGTGAGACATCCGCTTGAGACAGTCAGCGATAGGCAGGAGCCAGGGGCCTAGTTTCTGTTCCAGTTTTCCGGGGAGGAAGCCAAGCTGCTCACCGGCTACGGGAACAGTAGGGCGGGTGAGAACGATACGCTCGGCTCGCTTCTCGATCACCTCTCGCAACGCTAGATACAGTCCTAGATGAGTCTTACCAGATCCCGCACAGCCTGTGATGAACATGATATCATTAGAGGGGAAGGCACGAACGGCTTCCTGTTGCTCGATGGATGCGGGGATGAAGTGTAGGCTAGACTCACTCATAGGAGACGCCTTCGCAGCAGTTAGAAAAATGTACTAGAATTTCTTACGAGAGGGGTTGACAGCCGGAATGGACTAGTCTATATTACCAGTGTCAGACGAACGGAACCCCGCAAAGGAGACAGACATGAAGGCCATCGAGATCAGCAAGTGCGAGAAGGGCATGAGGAGCAAGCCGGTTTTCCTTCAGGGCATCATGCAGCCGACCTTGCATGAGTTGGTGAGTGAGTGCGACGTGATCATTCGGGGTATCAATCTGAGGCTCCCTGCCGGTGTCGTCGTCTGCCTCATCGGCGGGGGGAGTGGCGGGAACGTCGGCTCGCTCTGGTGCGATGTGGAGTTCACGGCTGCGAACGGTGAGACGTACAGGGCGGAACGTGGTATGGATCTCCGCATCCCCATCACGCACTGATTATCAGCGAAGAATCCTGATCCCGCCTATCTAACCAAAGGAGATCTAGAGGTGATTATTCGCGTTGACCATGAGAACAATGGTGAGACGTTTTGGGAACACGTCAACTCGTATGACGTTATCCACATGGCTTCTATCAGCGATGAGGCACGATCCGCCGTCGCCCCGCTCCTGACTGACAGCGAGGTGAGGGAGATCGAGGTTACGAATAAGATCGGTGAGGAACTGATTGATTGGTTCGCCACGCTGCCGGGTTGGGAGGATGCCGACGCACCCGAATACGCTCCGCACCCTCTGACTTGGTAGGCTAACGAAGAATCCTGATCCCGCCTACCACAACCACCCTGAGTCTCTCACCCTGGACAGTCTCAATGTCCAGGGTAACGGGGCCTTCGGTGTCAATCACCCTAACCTCTGCTAGCTCCCGATCCCTGTAGATGCGTAGGTTACCCTTGTGGCTCCCACGGTCGAGTCGGAGGGTGACAGGCGATCCGGTGCCGATCATGTCAAGGCGAGTGCGGTAGATGAAGGAAGGAGGGGGAGCGGAGGCATTAGCCGGGGGGATGATCGGGGAGGCAGAAAGGCACAGCAGAACTACAGCCGCGAGATATTGAACCATTAGAGGATTCCATAATGGATACCAAGTCAGGGGAGGGTATTCGGCTCTCCCCTCTGGCTGATGCCGCCTACCGCAAGCTCCAGAGGATGCGAAGGCCTACCAAGCAACTCAAGGTGTCTGAGATCGGCACTGACGTTGCCCTGGAGTTGATCGAGTCGGGATTGTGCCACTACATCCTCTGCATGAGGAATGGTGATGTGGTGAGGCTTGAGTAGGTCTAGCCGGGGGGAATATACGGGAGGGGAGGCGGGAAGTACCACACTGGGCTTCCTGCCTCCCCTTTACTTGCGTCAGGATGCCCTAGGATCGACGATCTTTCTCAATAGGCATCCAGGGTCAACAGCCATTGCAAGAGGCACCAGTAGGCGATAAACGCGAGCGTCAGGCCTACCGACATTCCCCAGCGTTTTACTTCTTGAGTGAGCCTTTCCCGCTCGCTAGCATCTTCCGCACTTCCGCCTTCCCTTCCGCTGTCGTCTCCTGCCAACGATCCCAGAGCCATTCATAGACCTGTTTGTTCTGGTTAGCAGAGAGGCGAGTCAGTTGGATGAAGAAAGACAGATCACTAGTAGTCATTAGATTCCAGCTCCCGTAGTGGCTCGAAAAGAACCGACACCACCCACACCCGGAGCGGAGTCAGTCAGGACGTTGAACTCTGTTGCATAAGCGACAGTAGAATCGTTATCCGTAACCTTGAGAACATAGTAATAGTTTGTCGATGCTGTCAAACCCGTATCGGCAAGAGTCAAGGATGTCTTGCCACTCAAGATGTTTCCCGCTCCTGGTGTGAATCCTGACGAAGTGGATCGATACCATTGGTAGGCGTAAGGTGTCGTACCATTGACGGCAGCCGTACAACTGAGTGCGGCTGTCGTGTCGGTATGCCCCGAGGATGAGATAGTCCCGGCTGTCAACAAGTTCTGTTCTCCGGTGACTACAGGGGCTTGGCTTGCCCAAGTGATATTTAGTGTGCTAGTGGTGAGGGAGGCGTTAGCCGTGAGTGCTGGAGACTGGACAGAGAAGGTGAGCGAGTTAGCCGGGGGGAGACACGTTGCAGACCCGACAGCGACAGCCGAATTACACGCCCAAGTGACGGTACATTCGGAGGGGGAGGCGGAATTACCAGAGGAGGCGGAAGAGGCCTGCACAGCCCATGTGGCGGATACAGACGAGCCTTGAGTGATGACAGCAGTGCCGGTGCCTGTTGCCGTTCGTACTTGCCAAAGGGCGTCGAGGGAGGCGGGAAGGACAGTGGCAGAGCCAGTCAGGGCGGGGGAAGTGGCAGCCCAAGTAGTGGTTGCCGTGGAGACGGTAGCGGTGCCATCAGTGCCGCCACCTCCACCGAAAGCGGAGTAGGCAAGACCAGAGCCGGAATTGTAAAGGTCCGTTCGCTCCTGGCTGGTGAGAACCCGTTTCCAGAAACCCGCCTCATCCACCAACCCGTCCCAATATTGAGACGGATCGTTAGGGTATTTTCCTATCTGGAACGGTCCAGACCCGTCATTGACGCCTGCCGTGTGTGACGCCGTGTCAGGTGTGCCAGCATTAACCGAAATTCCGACTAGATTGTTGACGCTGTCGTGCCAGATGACAACAAAATGCCAACTCCCTACGACTGGGAACCCGAAGGAGTTAGCATCAATCTCGGTGTAGGTGCTGCCGCCCTGGACCGTAAGGCGGAATCTGTCGGCTAGTAAGTTGTATCGTAAGATCCACTCCTCACCGCCGCTCGCCGCCGTACTCTTGCCGGCGATCACCATATTGCCGGCTACAGATTCTGGCTTCAGCCAGCAGGCGAAGGTGAAATCTATGTCGCCCGTAGACAGGTCTGAATTGTCGGAGTGCGAAAGGTACTGCGGCGTGGATGATTCAAAATCGGCAGCCGAGTTGATTATTCCAGTGCCGCTACCCACTGACCCGTTATCGGTGAGATCATTGGTTCCGTGTGAGTCCACACGGGTTCCCGACGCCTCATCAAGTTTCCAATAGGAAATTAGGTTAGTGAGTAGCGACACCGGCTGTTACCTCAACCTCTCAATTTAGCGAACAACTGATCCCTGGCAGCCCTGACACTACTGACTGTGCCGTCTCCGCTCGTCTTTGAGTACGCCGAGTCGATCTCATCGAACGCTGCCTTGGCCTGGGCGTCCGAGATGAAACCGAAGCGCGAAGTGCACTCGGCGTAGTGAACAGCCTGTGAACCGTCCCCGTCTCGCATCTGGATCATCACGTCCCGCACGTCCTTGAGGAGGTCGTCAGATTCCTCCATCATCTGGACGGCTCGTCGGAGAAGCCTGCCGTACTGTGTTTGATCATTAAAATGGATATGCTGAAATGCCATTACTTATGTACTCAAGAGAGGGTGAGGATGCCGTTAGCATGCCAAGTGATCAAGAACGTACCCGCAGTGGCGGTGATGTCAGAGCCGAAGTCCACATAGCAGATCAACTCATCCGCCGAAGAGGCACCGCCACGGCTCTTGTACAGCACCGCACCGCGAGCGGTGATCGTCGCCGTACTCCATGAGAGATCGTCGGCATCGAACTTACCACGGTCATTCGTGTTGTCGGCGGTGACAGTCTTGTTAGCCAGGGCAGAGCCACCAGACGAGTATCCCGTCCCGCTCACCTCATTGGTGATATCACTACGCTTGGTGTGTGCGTCGATGTCAGGCGAGTAGCTCGACGTAACGAGCATGACCTTGATCGTGTCGGTATCGAGATCGATTGAACCGTTAGCAATATCACGCTTGAACGAATTGTAGACTGCATTAGCCATTAGGGCAGGATCTCCACATAGTGAACCAGAATGCCGGTAGTCGATCCCGCACCAGTGGTGACGCTAAGGCCTTCCCCGGTAGCCGTCTCAAACCATCCGTGAGGGTTAAACGGCAGAACCTCACCGCCGTTCACGCCATTCGCAAACTTGGGGGAGATCGCCACACCCGAACCGCTAGGCTTACTGTTGAAGGTGAGATCGGTAGCGGTTGCTCCCGCGATTGCCACAACGGCAATGACTCGCAGTTTGTAGCCGGCTACGGCTGTCACCAGGGCGGAATCTGTCTGGGATTGGGAGACGTTAGCGAAGGCACGCTTGACGGGAAGGATATTGGCGTGGGTGTCGATGATCTGACCGGAGACGTTCATCCCGGCAGACTGTACGTTCATCGATGTTACTAGTTCAGCCATCGGGATAAATTACTCACAGTTTCTTATATGGGAATTGAAATTTGATGTGTTGGTGATGGTAACTGCCCTTAGAACTGGCAGACAGCAACCCGACGTAGACATTGAGCGGGACGCCAGAGTATTCGTAGATCGTGCCACCCTTGAAACTGATCCAGAGAGTCTTGGTGGGATAGTCGTAATCCACTGACATCAGATTAGATGATAGGACGGGGATATCTGACATCTGGTCTAGCCGGGGGGATTAATGGGTAGGCGGGAAGCACAGCCGTACTAGGACTCCTAGGCTCCCACCGAGCCTTGCAGAGATCCGCTACCCTTGAATGCGTCTTGCATCTGCTCTGTGATCTGTTTAGCGGCAGCATTGAAAGACGTTGCAGCTTCCTGCCAAGCGTTAGGCGGGATCGGGAATCCCTTCCGATTCAGAACAAGAGTATTGAGGCAGTCAGGACAGTAAACATAAGGTCGGATAGGCATGAATCCCATGTCCCAGTCGATGATGTCCTTATCGTTCGCCTCGACCTTGCAGCCGCAATGAGGGCATTCGCCTTCCCACTTGTTTCCTGCTTTCAGCCTACCGGGTTGAATCGTAATCATTGTGCTGGATACCAACAAAGGTTGAATGCGTCTGCCAGATCAGGCGAACGCTTCAGGATGTCTTTCATCTCATCCTTTGAATTCACGCGGATAATATCCCTACCCGGCATCACCTGATATTTGCAGACGCTCAACTCGTTGAAGAGGCGGGAAAGGATCATCGGGGGGCATCGGCTCACATCCATGAGGCATTCCAACGCGACCTGTCTCGCGTGAAACCACAACTCATCTCGGATCAGTCGATAGCGGAGAGGGTTCCGAGGTTTGCAGCTAGCGTTAATCCCAATGAAGTTCCAATCGTCTCCCTGATCCACGACACCCGAACCGATGCCGCCTTCATCAATCAGGCAGGGGATCTTCTTCTTTTCGTTGTGGCTGTCTGCGAAGGACTGAGCCACTTCCTTGACTCTCTCAGCAATGACGTTAGTTGGCTGTTTGGTGTGGATCTCGGCATGCAGGATGCAGTAGCCTTTACGAGCGAAGATGACTGAGGAGTCATCCCCGTAGCGTCCTACGTCACATCCGATCTGGACAGGCCATTCCGCCTTGATCTCATGTCGGATGCCTAGGACGATCTGCCAGAGGGTTTCAGACCAGAGGTTGGTAGTCCCGCTAGTGGATCGCCTACCTAGGCAGCGAGCTTCAGCGATGGGTCCAGGGCGATAGTGCTTACCGTTGAGGCAAACATCAGTGGGAAGAACGGTTGAGCCGGGGGGAAGAATCTGGGAGTCTTCCAACAGCATGGATTCTAACTGAGCTAGGGTGATGGCACCGGGGATGGGGATAGGGAGGCGGGAAAGGCCTGCCAGGACGTTCGGATGATCCAAGCAGGAGAGGTTCACCTTGCGATAAGTGCCGTGCTGTTCGCCCTGTAGCTCGGCACGGTGAGCGGCAGTCTGGACCCCGGTTGGATTGTAGAATCCGATGAAGAACGAATTCTCATCTAACATCGTCCCGAGTGGTTCCCAGAAGGCTTGCTCGACGCCTTCCGCCTCATCGAAGATGATGAGGACACCACCGGGGGAGTGCTGACCCTGGAAGCGGGTAGCGTCTCTGGCGGTGAAGCCGTGTGCGAAGTGATCCGGGGAGGTTTCTAGCCTAGGTGCCTTGGGACCGATGAACCGATCTGGGAGGCCTGCTCGGGTTCGCTGGGTGCGAACCTCTTTCCAGAGGATGTCTTTGACCTGTCTATCGGTTGGTGCCGTGGTCAGGCAGATAGCCGGCTTGCGGGTATCGAACCACCAATTGACCAGAGCCGCACCGAGAGTTGACTTGCCGACAGAGTGACCCGCAGAGGCGAGAACCCGGTGAGGGGATGCCATGAGGGCATCGAGAGTTTCTCGCATCCCTGGAGTCAGTGTCAGGCCAAGGACATCCGTTATGTAGCCGTGAGGATCTTCAGAGTAGGCGGGATGGGTGGCGGGTGTGTTAGTCGCAAGGAGCGAGAACTTCGCCTTCGTCTGCCTCTCCAGTCGTCGGAGCAGCTCGCTGAGTGACGGGTGTACCATCGGATTGAAGTTGCTGTTCCAGCCTCTCGATTGTCTCCTGAGTCTGGAGGAAGGCAGTCACCTCTAGAACCCTGCCGATGTACTTATCCGCCGCCTGGACTCGATCCTTGGATGTGTTATCTTCGTTCTCTGCCTCATCCCTGATGATGTGAAGCATGGTGATAAGGTCGGCGGTGACGTGTCCTAGGGACTCACGGAACAGGGCGAGTCGTGCCTTGTGCAGTTCACGCTTGAACTTCTCATCCAGTCGAATCCACTTAGACAGTGTCGGCTGTGGAACTCCGCACTTCTCCGACGCCTGGGATTGGTTATCGGTGGAGAGCAGGGCTTCGATAGCGTTGAGTTGCTTTTGGCTTAACATTTGATTCTTAAAGGACTTGCGACTTGTTGCACCTTACTATATACATAGTATATATTTAGAGAGGTGTTCGTAAGGTCTAGCCGGGGGGAATGAAGAGAGGCGGGAAAGGGTGACAGTCGTGCCGGATTCGGGAGGCACAAAGCCAGGAGCTACCCTAACCCTGTCCAAGTAGGTCAATTCACAGTTCATAGCCGGATGGCTCGGAGGCCCCGACACCTACTCGTTAGTGCCTACTGTCGGGATCGAGCCGACACTATGCAGATTCTAAGTCTGCTACCTCTGCATTGGGTTAAGTAGGCGGGAAGGGTGAACATCTGGGGAATGTCGAGAGGCGGGAAGCTCGCTTCACTACGCCGGTAACGAAACCTCTCGGCACTCCCCAGATGATCAGTCACAGATAATAGAATCGAACTATTCCATCCGGGGTATGAACCCAGAGTGAGAACCATCCCATCTGTGAGTTAGGC